CAGAAGATGTAAAGAAATTTACAATTACAAACGGCAATTTAGATGCTGACGATTTTATCGAGTATATTAAAATTAGTCAAGATATTACTATTCAAAACTATTTAGGTTCTAAACTTTACAAAAAGTTACAGGATTTGATTTTAAACGATGATATTAATGAGGTTGCATTTATAGATTATAAAAATCTTTTAACTACTTACGTTAAACCTATGCTTATTCATTGGGCAATGGTTTACTATTTACCATTTGCTGCATACACATTAAGTAACAAAGGATTGTTTAAACACACTTCTGAAAACGCTACAAATGTAGATAAAGCAGAAGTTGATTTTTTAGTAGAAAAAGAAAGGGATATAGCTGAAAGTTATACACAAAGGTTTATAGATTTTATGTGTTATAATACAAATACATATCCTGAGTATAATAACAACAATAACGAGGATGTAAACCCTGATACAAATAATTTTTATAGTGGCTGGTATTTATAATAACGTAAAGATTAAAAACTTTAAGAAGCTAAATTTATATTTAGCTAAAGTTGAACAATTAAAAAAAATAGAAACTTTAAAATCTAATAATGGCAAATAATATTGATTGGGGGCAAGGCGTGAATAACAACGATATAGGTTGGGGTCAAGGTGCTATAAATAATGATATATCTTGGGGTTCTATTTATTCTGTTAGTGATGCAGGACAAACCGAAATTTTAGGTAATGAAATAGAAGCTGTTATAGACTTTATAGCAAGAATTGCTACAGATAGCGGAGTATTTGAAGCAAAACAATGTTTAATTAATTTAATAGAAAATATATAATGAGTTTATTTGAAAGTGCCTCACTTTGCATTACGCCAAACGGAACCAAAGCGAGTAAGTTATACGCTATAAAACCTACAAGCGGTGCAGGTGATTTAAGCGTTACAAGAGCAACAACAGCAACAAGAGTTAATAGTGCAGGCTTAATTGAAAGCGTAGCGGTTAATGTACCACGTTTAGACTATACAGATAGTACTTGTCCGAGTATATTAGTTGAGCCACAAAGGACTAATTTATTTTTAAGAAGTCAAGAGTTTGATAATTCAAGTTGGACAAAATCTAATACCACAGTAAACGCTAATCAAACTACATCGCCTGATGGTACAACTACTGCAGATAAATTAAATGATATTATTATTGGTAGTTCAAATGATTATTTATTAAACGTACAAAGTGCTTTATCTTATACAAGTGGCACACCTTATACTGTTTCTTTTTATGCTAAAAATATAGATAGAAGATATATTTATATTAGATTTGTTACTAATGCTTTTGGCACAAATAAATATGCTTATTTTGATTTACAAAATGGAGTTATTAGCAAATTAGATACAGGTGCTACTGCAAATATAACGAGTGTAGGTAATGGGTGGTTTAGATGTACTGCAACTTATACAGCTACTGTTACAACAAGTACAATTTATGGTGTTTATATTGGTTTGTCTGCTGATGGTTTGAATAATTTTTATGTAAATGCATCTGTAAAATCTGTTTACATTTGGGGAGCTCAATTAGAAGCAGGTTCATACGCTACTTCATACATACCTACAACTTCTGCAAGTGTAACACGTAACGCAGATGTAATTTCTAAAACAGGTATAAGTAGTTTAATAGGGCAAACTGAGGGGACTTTATACACAGAAGTTAAAGTTAATAAATTAATAGGTACTGCTTCAAGGTATATTTTTCACGTATCAGATGGCACAGCAAACAATCGTATTTATATTGCTTTTTCTGGTGCTTCTTCAAATATATTAAGAGCAAGGATTTTTAACGGTGGTACTTTACAATGTAGTATAGATAGCTCAACTATTACAAATACAGGAACTTATAAATTAGCTTTAGCTTATAAAAACAATGATATTGTATTTTATATAAATGGTGTACAAATTGGAACGGACACAAGTGCAACTATACCAACTTGTAGTAGAGTAGATATAGGGCAAAATTATGCAGGTGCTTCACAATTTTCTGATAACGTTTCTTTATCTACATTATTTAAAACACGTTTAACAAATAATGAATTAGCAGAACTAACAACTATCTAAAATGTACATATATAAATTAAAATACACAGACAAAGAAACTGCAATAGCTGATTTATTAGCAAAGAAAGTTTATGTAGAAGTAGAAAACCTTAACAAAGAAATTACTTTAGCTTACGGACAAGGCATACAAGCTATTGTAGAAATTGGTTTAATCGTTTTAGAAAATGGTACTTACGATGATAAATTTAATGTAATTAAAGAACCTGTTTACGCAGATGGTTACCATTATGACGTTATGAGTGAAAACAAAATAGATTTCGGCAGTAATGAAATACAAGTAAATAACCCTAAACATATTTTTGCTTCGTAATGAAAACATATCTTAATTATATATTAACAGGATTAGCTTTATTTTTTGCACCTATTCAAGGGTTACTTATTGCGGTAGGTATTGGTATATTTTTAGATACGTTTACAGGTGTATTTAAAAGCATAAAACTAAATGGGTGGGTTTCTATTAGAAGTAGAAGATTATCACACGTTGTAAGTAAAATGCTATTATATCAGCTTACTATAATTATGTTATATATAATTGACAAATTTTTATTAAACGAGTTTGTTACTCAACATTTTACAATTCAATTTATGTTTACCAAATTAGTAGCAATACTTTTAATTTTTATTGAGCTTGTAAGTATTAAAGAAAATATAGAAGCTGCTTTAAAAATTGATATTTGGAAAATGTTAAAAACATTATTAAACAGAGCAAAAGAAGTTAAAGAAGATATTGATTTAATTAAATAATATGCGAGATATAAAATACATAATTATTCACTGCACAGCTTCACAACCAAACGCTACTAAACAAGCTATTTTAAATTATTGGAAAGATGTTTTAAAATGGAAATCTGTAGGTTATCATAGGTTAATTGACGCAAACGGTATTATACACGAATTAGCTAACTATGAACAAATTACAAACGGTGTTAAAGGTTATAATTCTAATTCAATACATTTTAGTTATATTGGTGGTATAGATGAAAAAGGAAAGCCAAAAGATACGAGAACACCAAAACAAAAAGAAAGTTTATTATATCTAATAAAACAGGCTAAAAAACAATTTCCTAACGCAATAGTACAAGGTCATAAAGATTTTGAAGGAGTTAAAAAAGCCTGTCCGAGTTTTGAAGCCAAGCAAGAATATAAAAACATTTAATTAAAAAAACCCTTACAAATACTGCAAGGGTTTTTTCTTAACTATTAATCAAAACAAATTATGAATACGCAAATATAACATTTTTTTTTAATATACAAAATATTTTTATATATTTGTTGAAACTTTTTAAACAAAATAAATTATGAGCGTATCAAAATGGAAAGGTTACGATGTACAATTAACTGAATTATTAAAAGATAATAAAAATTGTACTGATACAGAAATAGCTAAAAAACTATTAAATACTAATGATGGTGGCAATGTTAATAGTGATGTAGATTTACTTCGCACATATATTAAAAGGCATAGAGCAAGATTATTAGACCATCACGAGGGTATTTATAATGCTACAAATGATTTAGATGTACCTAATACTTCGGTTAAACATATGTGGCTTAAAACAAAGCAAAGTAGCATATTTGTAAAGAACCCAGAATACATAGAACCACAAACGGAAGTAGAATTAGAAAAAGAAATTGATTTCACTAATATTTTTAAAGATTTAGTTAAGCCAATTAAATTACCTAAAATAGAAAACAAATTAGATTTGTCAATATTTGATAGATTAGTTTATACTGATGTACATATTGGTATGGAAGTAAACCAAAACGGTTATAGTTTATACGATGGCGTTTGGAATGAAGCAGAAGTAGATAAACGTTTAGCAACTATGGTTTCGCAAACTTTAATTAACAAGCAATCAGATACATTAATCATACACGAGCTTGGCGATTTTATGGATGGTTACGATGCGGTAACTACTCGTGGTGGCCATAGTTTACCACAAAATATGGATAATCAAAAAGCGTTTGATGTTGGGTTAAGTTTTAAAATACGTTTAATTGATGCTTTAATTCCTTACTACAATAGTATAGAATGTATTAATATTTGTAACGATAACCACGCTGGAAGTTTTGGATATATTGTTAATAGTGC